TCTCCTGTGGGTGAAAGGTCAGCGGCCAATCGCCGCGGGGATCAGGTCTCGCGCCAACGCCATCAGCGTGTCGCCGAACGCAGACACGCAGGCCATGCCCACGATCAGCGCGATGACGCCCCACACGACGGCACCGGCGCCCTCGTCTGCGCGGGTGTCGTCTGTCGCCACCAGGCACGCCTGCGGGCACGGGCACGGCTTGCGCCCCTGCTCGCATGCATTGGCCGTGCAGCGGCGTAGGCCGTTCATTGCGCACTCTCCAGCGCGGCGATGCGCTGGCGCAGCTCGCCTATGAGGCGCCGCTGGTCGCGCCACCGCGACCACGTGCCGTAGTCGTCGGCATACGCGTCATTCACACAGTAGCCGACCGACGCGGCGACAAGCTGCGCGCGCAGCTCGGCCAGCGTGGGGGCCGGCAGGGGCTGCGCGGCGACCGCGCGCGGCTGGCGCGCGGCGTGGTCTGCCGCCACGCGCTCGCACAGCGCCGCAAAAACGTGCATCCACTGCGGCGGATGGTAGGTGTTCACGAAGTCATCCATCACAGACCTCCGAGGATCATTGCGCCGATGGCGCCGATTGCGATTGCCAGCATCACGCGCTCCCAGCGGGTGCCAGTGCGGTGAATCTCTGCCCTGCTGTACCCGGTGGTCCATTGGCAATCCGCGAGCGTGCGGGGAGTGGTCACGTTCTTCATACATCGTCCCTCTCATGGATGCGGGCGTCCTGCGGTGCATTCATCTCTGCTCTCCCGCGCCGCCTGCCCCGGTCGGGGCGCTTCGGTCAGCGCATGGGGTGCATTACACCAGACGGTGGCGAGGGTGTCAACACCAAACAGTGAGCGGCTTGGCAGGTGCAAACCCTTCCCGCGAGCGCGGGGAGCAGGATCGGTCCTGCTTGGGCTTCCGGTAGGTGCCCTGGATGGCCTTGTTTAGCGCGATCAACGCGTCGTGCTGTTCGTCCGGCGTCAGTTGCCTGAACAGGGTCACAAACTGGCCCTCGAAGCCGTTCAGATCGGCAGACGTCCTCGGCACTGGCATGAAACCGCGCACCCGTCACCTTCTGGCGTTGACTGGCGCGTTCACTGTATGGTGAAATGCGAGGCATGAGCCTGAAGGACTACATCTCCGCCCTACCGGCGGTTCAGCGCGAGCCGTTCGCGGTGCGCTGCGGGACGACGGTAGGCCATCTGAACAACGTCATGTACGGCTACAAGACCGCGAGCCCGTGGCTTGCCGTGGCGATTGAGCGCGAGACCGGAGCAGCCATCAAGCGCCAAGACCTGCGCGACGACTGGCGCGATCTGTGGCCCGAGCTTGCGCAGCAGGCCGCCGCGTGACCACCGACTGCCCCGGCGCCAGGTCGCGCATCAACCCGAGCCGGCCGCACGTCCTGTGCCGCCAGTGCGACCGCTTCGCCTACGCCATCACGGACGGCCGCACGCCGCGCCTGATCGACGACGGGGTGGCAACTTGTCCTGACCGAATCCATGCCGTGACTGTGCGCCAGGCCACTCAGGCGCGCCTACATGTCGCAATCAGGTTGACGGCGACAACGCCGTCAACCAATCCGCGGCGCCCGCCGCAACCACCGGAGAGCCGACCCCATGAGGTTTGAACTGCACAACGTCGCGGCCAAGCTGCGCACCTTCAGGGCCCGCGTCGAGAAGCACGGCGACGAGGACGCGCCGGCCATCACGCTGGGCTTCACCATCACGGCCGCGAACACGCTGCTGGATCTGATCGACCCGGCCATCCGCCGCGCGCTCTACAAGGCCGTCGAGGGTCAGGAGGAACTGCCAGGCGTTGAGCAGTCGACGCCGCTGCTGGTGTTCGCCGGCTTCGCGTCCTGCGCGCTCAGCGCCTGCTTCGAGGGCTGGACGCTGCGCATCGACCACGGCATCGACGAGGACGACCCGATCGTCCTGGGCGCGTGCAAGGTCGACGCGCTCAAGGTCGAGCCGTCCGAAGGCGGCAGCGTCGATCTGCAGTTCCGCGTCGGCTCCAGCGCCGTGTCGCGCGAGGACGCCGGCCTGCTGTGGGAGATGCAACGCCAGGAGGTCCGCATCACGCTGGAAGCGCCGAAGCCAAAGGCCGAGGCGATCGACGGCACGGTGGGCCATCCGGCGCTGGCCGGCGGCGATGAGCCGGAGGCGGGCGACATGTTCGCCGGAATCCACGGCCAGGCAGGGCACACGGTCGACGCTTGATCTTGAAGCGCCCGGCCTTCCAGTTCTACCCAGCCGACTGGCCAATGACCGCTGCGCAGATCGGCCGCCACACCGGCCTGACGGAACGCGAGGCGAAGCGCCTGATCGACGACGGGGTGGCGACGTGTCCTGACCGAATCCATGCCGTGACTGTGCGCCAGGCCACTCAGTCGCGCGCCCCTACTTGTGGGGGGCTGGATGCTTCCAGCGTGGGGGTGTCAGGAACCACAGGAACCACAGGGGGCGCCGGGTGAGCGTCGCGCTGATGTCTGCGGCATTCAAGACAAGCCTCCCCAGCACTCGGAAGCTGGTGCTCTTGGCTTTGTGCGATGCGGCAAACGATCAAGGCGAGTGCTACCCGTCAGTGAACAACCTCGTGGACAAATGCTCCCTGGGCGAGCGGACGATCCAAGAGGCGATTGCAGAGCTTGAAGCCTGCAACTACCTGCGCCGCGAGTTCCGCAACGGCAGGTCAACGGTGTATTGGCTGACCCCCGCAGCAGGCGCACCCCGCAGCATCCGCACCCCCGCAGCAGCCGCACCCACCCCCGCACGTGCCGCACCCCCACCCCCGCAGCAGCCGCACCCCACCCCCGCAGCAGCCGCACCCAGAACCATCACTGAACCATCAGTTGAACCATCACAGAAACAGATAGCGGCCACGGTGCAGGCACCGAAGCCGCCGCCGTCTCCGTTCATTGGCGATGCCAACCTCGACAGCCTGAACGGCCGATTCGTCGTTTCGCTGGCCGTGGCGTGGGAACTCCCGGAGCAGTGGGGCCTTGACGCCGAGGCGTTGGGCTGGAAGCCGGGCGAGATCGTCAAGGAGTCGGAGAAGTTCCGGCAGTACTGGACCGCAGGCAAAGGCAAAGGCTCGCGTCGATCCGTCAAGGGCTGGCGGCAGTCGTGGTCGAACTGGCTTGCAAACGCAGAGAGGTACAAGCGATGAGTTACAAAGCCCGCGCCCAAGATCGCGGCGACGACATCGCAACCGATGTCTACAAGTGCAGCGAGTGCGGAACCCAAGTCACCGGCAAGACGCTGGCCGACTGCGGGGCGCGCTGTATCGGGTGCTTCAAGGACTATCAGCGTTCCGCTCAAAAGCCGAACGCGAAGCCCGAGAATTCGCTGATGTCTCCGGCTGGGAAGTGCTTGGTGAACATCGCGTGCAGTGAAAAGGGAGAAGCGCGGCTGTTGACTGATGCGCAGAAGCACATGGCCAAGAGTTGCCTTCGTGTGCTTGGTGATGCTGACCGCCAGCGCATCAAGGCGATGAACAAGTCTTGGATTCTGGAGGAGGCAGCATGACCCGCCGCGGCATGGCCAGCATCGCCGCCGTCAAGGCTCGGTGCATCGTTGACCCGGCGACGCACTGCTGGCACTGGCAGGGCGCGACCGCATCGGACGGAGTGCCGCGGCTGTGGGCGTTCGACCACGCACGCATCGACAAGCGCACGATGTCGGGCCCGCTGGCGATGTGGAACATCGCGCACGGCGAGGCGCCGCCGCACTGGGCGCTGGTGTTCCGAGGCTGCCAGCACCGCCTGTGCCTGAACCCCGCGCATCTGCGGCTGGCCAGGGACAAGGCGGACATCGGCGCGCACATTCGCTTGGCCGGCACGCGCAAGGGCACCGCGGTCGAGTCGCGCCGGCAGAACATCAAGCGGGCGCACGCCGCGAACGGGATCACGCCGACGCCGGTGCCTGTGGTGCTGGCGATCAGGCAGGCTGACCCTGCGGTGACCAACCTGGCGCTGGCGGCGCAGTTCGGGATCGGGCATCAGACGGTGAGCAGGATCCGCCGCGGGCTGTCGCGGGTGGAGGTGGTGGCGTGATCGTCCTCGGCATCGACATCGGCATCACCGGTGCGCTGTCCGCGGTGGACTCGCGCGGCACGGCCGCCATCGTGGACCTGCCGGTGGTGGAGGACGCGGCCGGCAAGCGCATCGCCGGGCGCGACCTGCTCAACGCCGTGCGCAACATGGCGCCGGCCGGTGAGGCTGCGCTGGCGATCATCGAGGACGTGCGGCCGCGGCCAGGCCCGAGCACGGCGTTCACCATGGGGTCGCTCATGGGCAGCCGGCGCGCCATCGAGGCTGTGCTTGACATCGCCGGCATCAAAGTCGTGCCGGTGCAGCCTCAGGCCTGGAAGCGGCATTTCGGGCTGCTCAAGGCCGAGAAGGGCGCCAGCCTCGAGACAGCCCGCGCGCTGTACCCGCTGCAAGCGCCGATGCTCAAGCGCCAGAAGGACCACAACCGCGCCGAGGCCCTGCTGCTGGCGCACTACGGGCAGAAGGTGAAGGCATGACGACAGGACGCGGCCCCTACATCGACCCGGACAGCAAGGCGAGCAAGATCGCCGCCTTCTTCGAGGCGAACCCCAACGTGCCCATGAGCCGGACCCAACAGCCATGACCATGCTCGACGCAGCCACTGCTGCCCCCGCTGTTGGGGCTCGGCTCGATGGGCGTGTTATGGCGCACGCGCTGCTGCTGGCCTGCCGACTGGCCGAGCCGGCACCCCTGCGCGAGCAAGGGCACGGCGCACGGTGGACACGGCCAATCCGTACTTGTCGGCTGCAGCCTGGGGCGTGCAGCCGGTGCGCTGGATGTGGGCCAGCGCGAGGCCCACTTCGCGGGAGGGCCTGCCGCTCATTGGCCGGGCAGCCGCAGGTGCGGGGTGCGAACAGCGGCGAGCGAGACGACGGTGTTGCCGGACTCCTGCCAGTTGTTGTTCACGATGTCGGCGGCGTTCGATTCCTCGACCCCGTCCTCGATCAGCAGGCGCAGGGCGCGGTTCATGAGGTCGAGGTCGGCTTGGCTGAAACCGCTGGTGTTGTCGAGAGTGAACATTTGGTGTCTCCGGTTGCGTGTTGCGATGCCTGAATAATAGAGCATCATGCGCCAATACGCAAGCGGAATTTTTGTTGGGGCGAACCCTAAGCCAGCCCTGCGCCATAACGCCGGCCATCAGCGGGAGCCCCGCTAGGGGCGATCCGCTGCATGGGCCTGTTGGGCTGCTGTAGGCACCCGAGAACTTTACATTTGCAGCCGTACAAAAATGCTTGACATTGGGGCATTGTCTGCCGTACATTAATACCACTGCAGCACGACGTTGCAGCAACCCAAGGAGAGAAACATGAGCACCGCCGCCGTCACCATCGTTGTGTCCGAAGTCATCACCCCGGAGGGTGAGGTGTATTTCTCGGCGTTTAACGTCGCCACGGGGGAAAAAGTGGCCCCGTGGGCAGACGCAGACACCCCTGAAGGGGTGATGGAAGCCCTGCTTCAAGGGCAAAAGTGAGCGCACAGGGGGGGCGGCAAAAGCCGCCGGGGCGCAAGCCCCTGCCAGAAGGCGCCGGCAAAACCGCCCGCGTGGAAATGCGCGTACACCCCGACACCAAGGCGGCCTGGCTGGCAAAGGCGACCGCAGCCGGGCTAACCCTACAGGCGTGGATCGAGCAACGCTGCAACGCCAAGCGGTGACGCCCAACGCCCATTAGACGCGACACCCACCACCACCGCCGATGCCGGCCAATCCCCCGCCGCGCCCGGCCCGCAAGCTGCACGAAATATGACGCGAGGCACCACAAAACCAGACGCTCGCCACCCGCCGCGATATGTCCGCCGCAACGACCGCGGGCTGCGGATCGGCGAGGATCACCCCAACGCGCGGCTGACCGACGCCGAGGTCGAGGCGCTGCTGGCCGACCGTGCGGCCGGCCTGTCGTTGAGCGCGCTGGCACGCAAATGGGGGATGAGCAAATCCGGCGTCAAGGGGATCATCGACGGGCGCAGCCGCGCCCAGCACGGCGAGCGGCATTTGGGCGACGACGTGCGCCGCGCGAAATGCAAATCGGTGCGCGTCAACCTGCGGCTGCCGCTGCACGTGCGCGCCAAACTGCATCGGCTGGGCGGGAGTAGGTGGATCGTGCGGACGCTGGAGGCGCTCTGACGGCGCATGATGCGCGCGGGCGCGTCATAGGTGACTGGCGTCGTCAAATGATGCGCACAGGCGTCATTTGATGCGCACAGCAGGCGTGCGCATGCCGCTGCGAGGCTGGCGGAGCATCGCCGCATGCCGCCTCCGAAGCACGACCGACCGCTGTCGCCCAAACAGGCGAGGTTTGCCGACGAGTACCTGATAGACCTCAACGGCACGCGGGCGGCGATCAGGTGTGGCTACAGCGCGCGCACGGCCGGCAAAATCGGCTCGGAGCTGCTGCGCAACCCACGTGTCGCGGCGGCGATTGCAGTGGCCGTGGCCGAACGCGCCGAGCGCACGCAGATTGACGCCGACTGGGTGCTGCGCCGGCTGACTCAGGACGTGTGCGCCGACGTGGCGGACCTGTACGACAGCAGCAGCGGCGATCTGCGCCCGGTGCACGAGTGGCCCGAGGCCTGGCGCACGGGTCTGGTGGCCGGCATCGATACCGCGCAGGAGCGCGCCGGCGAGGACGCCGACGGTCGTCCGACGTACGTGACGGTGCGCAAGCTGCGGCTGGCCGATCGCACGCGGCTCATCGAGCTGCTGGGCAAACACGTCGACGTGGGAGCTTTTCGAGAGCGGGTCGAGCTGGGCGGGCAGGTGACGCTGTCGCAGCTGGTCCTGCAGTCGATGTCGGCGGCAGACGGCGCAGGCGGCGCAGGCGGCGCGGACGGTGCAGGCGGCGGCTGACCGCGTCAGGGCCTGGCGGGACGATCCGCGGGTATTCGTGCGCGAGGTATTCGGGGTCACGCCAGACGCGTGGCAAGACGACGTGCTGGGCGAATTCCCCCGGCGCCCACGGATCGCGCTCAAGGCCTGCGCCGGCCCGGGCAAAACAGCCCTGTTGTCCTGGCTGTGTTGGAATTTCATGCTGACGAGGCCGCACCCGAAAATAGCCGCGACCGCGATCAGCGGCGAAAACCTGCGCGACAACCTCTGGACCGAGATGGCCAAGTGGCGCGAGCGCAGCCCCATCGTCAAAAGCGCATTCGAATGGCAGGCCGAGCGCATTTTCGCGCGCGATCACCCGCAGACCTGGTGGATGTCGGCGCGCCGCTGGAGCAAGAGCGCCACCGCCGAGCAGCAGGGCAACACGCTGCGCGGCCTGCACGACGACTACGTGATGGCCGTCGTCGACGAGTCGGGCGGCATCCCCGAAGCGGTGATGGCCACGGTGGAAAACATCGGCTCCAGCGCTGTTGAGTGGCACGTCGTACAGGCCGGCAACCCGACTCACCTCGAAGGGCCGCTGTACACGGCGTGCACCAAGGCGCGCGACCTGTGGCACGTGGTGGAGATCACGGCCGACCCCGACGACCCCAAGCGCACGCCGCGCGTGTCGGTGCAGTGGGCGCGCGACCAGATCCAGATTCATGGTCGCGACAACCCGTGGGTGCTCGTCAACGTTTTCGGGCGATTCCCACCGTCCAGCCTCAACAGCCTGATTGGCCCGGACGAGGTCAACGAGGCGATGCAGCGGCGCTACCGCGAGGACCGCTACGCGCAATCGGCCAAGATCCTGGGCGTGGACGTGGGCCGCGAGGGCGACGACCCCAGCGTGATGATTTCGCGGCAAGGCGTCGTGGCATTCGAGCCGCAGGTCATGCGGAATTTCGATTCGATCCAGGGCGCTGGCGTCGTGGCGCGCAAGTGGGCCGACTGGCGGGCCGACGCGTGTTTCGTGGACGGCACCGGCGGTTTTGGCAGTGGCTGGGTGGATCAGCTGCGCGCGCTGAACTACAGCCCGGTCGGCGTGCATTTCGCCGGCAAACCGAACGACCCGCGGTATTTCAACAAGCGCGCCGAGATGTGGTTCGAGGCGGTGCGGTGGATCAAAGAGGGCGGCGCGCTGTTCCCGTCGCCAGAGCTGGTGGCAGAGCTCACCGCGCCGACCTACGCATTCAAGGGCGACCAACTGATCCTGGAGGACAAGGCGCAAGTTAAGGCGCGCATCGGCCGCAGCCTGGACCGTGCCGACGCGCTGGCGCTGACGTTCGCGCAGCCGGTCGCGGCGCCGGCCGCCCGCGAGATGCTGCAGGCCATCGGCGCGGCGCAGCGTCCGCGCGAGTACGACCCATTCGCTGCGCTGGGCTAGGCCGTGGGCTGTGGATGGTGGCGCGCTGCCACGGTGCGCATGCCACCACGCGGGCAGGGGACCATCGGCGCCATGCGCATCGAGCCCGTCACAGTCGGCGACTACCTGCCGCAGATCACCGCACTGGCGCGCGAAAACTGGGCCGAAACCGGTTTCGCGTTCCCGCTGCGGCTGTCTGGACAGACGTACCGCAGCGCCGAGGACGCGGACATCCTGATCGCGCTGGGCGCCTTCGACGATGAGGGCGAGGTTGTCGGCTACAGCACGGCGTTCCTGGTTCCGCACCATTTCAACACCGACGTCGTGATGTGCTCCAGCGATGCGCTTTTCGTCGCCAGGCGCCTGCGCGGCACCTCGATTGGCGCGCGGCTGATCGCGCGCACCGAGCAGGCCGCCAAAGCACGCGGCGCCACGCTGATGTGCTGGCACACCCGCGCCGGCACGCCGCTGGCCGAGATGTTGCTGGCGCGGCCCGGCTACACGGCGGCCGATGTCGTGGTGACCAAAGATCTCTGAGGGCAACACTGCAATGGGAATGGACCCCTTCACGCTCCTGGCCGCCGCGGCGCTTGCCGGTACTGCGACCAGCGTCTACCAAGGCGAGCAGCAGCGCAGCGCCCAGCGCAAGGCCGGCGAGCAGGCCAAGCAGGACGCCACGAAAGCCGCGGCGCAGCAGACGCGCGAAACGAACGCGGTCAATGCGCGGGCGCCCAACGTGGGGGCGTTGCTGTCGGCCAACCAGCAGGCGGCAGCCGGCGGCGGCGCCAGCCTGACCGGGCCTGGCGGCATCGACCCGAACCTGCTCACGCTGGGCCGGCCGTCGCTGCTGGGCGGCGGGGGCTGAGGTGGATCGGGTCGGCCAGATCCGCAAGGAAAGCCAGCAGCGCTGGACCGAGCTGCAGAGCGAGCGCTCCAGCTGGATCGGCCACTACCGTGAGCTGGCGGATTTTCTGCTGCCGCGCGGCGCCCGGTTCTACGCCAGCGACCGCAATCGCGGCACGCGGCGGCATCAGCAGATCATCGACGGTGTCGCCACGCGCGCGGTCAACACGCTGGCCGCGGGCATGCAAAGCGGCATGACCAGCGAGAGCCAGCCCTGGTTCGAGGTCACGACGGCCGACCGGGACATGGCCAAGAGCCACGCCGTCAAGCTGTGGGCAAGCGGGGTCACGCAGCTGATGCGGAGGATCTTCAGCGCCAGCAACACCTACCGCGCACTGCATTCGGGCTACCGGCAAAACGGAGTCTTCGGCACCAGTGCAAAAGTGATGGTGCCGGACTTCAAGACCGTCATACACATGCACCCGCTGGCCGCCGGGGGGTACGCGGTCGCCACGAACTGGCGCGGCGAGGTGGACACCATCTACCGTGAATTCGACAAGACGGTGGGCCAGCTGGTGCGCGAATTCGGCCGCGAGGCGGTGTCCGACACGGTGCGCGGCATGTTCGACCGCGGCCAGCTCGACGCCTGGGTGACGGTGATCCACGCCATCGAGCCGCGCGCCGACCGCGATCTGCGCCGGCGCGACGCGCAGCACATGGCCTGGCGGTCGGTCTATTTCGAGGCCGGCGGCGACAACGGCAAGCTGTTGCGCGAGAGCGGATTCAACCATTTTCCGGGGCTGGTCAGCCGCTGGGAGGTGGACGCCGAGGACATCTACGGATCCAGCCCCGGCATGGCTGCGCTGGGCGACGTCAAACAGCTGCAACTGCAGCAGCTGCGCAAGGCGCAAGGCATCGATTACATGACCCGTCCGCCGCTGCAAGTCAGCGGCAGCCTGAAAAACGGGCTGGTCGACGTGCTGCCCGGCGGCGTGACCTACGTCGAGGGTCCGGGGCAGGCCAGCGGCGTCAGCGCGCTGTTCGACGTGCGCCTGGACCTGTCGCACCTGAGCGCGGACATTCAGGACGTGCGCCGCAGTATCGAGCAGGCGTTCCACGTCGACCTGTTCCGCATGTTCGACGGGCTGGGGCCGCAGGGCCAGCGCACCGCCACCGAGGTACTGGAGCGCCGGCAGGAAAAGATGGTCTTGCTCGGGCCGGTGGTCGAGCGCCAGCACGCCGAAGAGCTGGGCCCGCTGATCGAGAACACCTTCGCGACGATGGTGCAGGCGGGCATCGTGCCGCCGCCGCCGCCGGAAATGCAGGGCCAGCCGCTGCAGGTTGAGTACGTCAGCGTTCTCGCGCGCGCGCAACGCGCGGCCGAGGCGGGCGTTGCAGACCGATTCGTGCAGACGCTGGGCGTCGTGGCGGCCAGCGGCAAGGCCGACGTGCTGGACAAGCTCGACAGCGACACCTGGGCCGACTGGTATGCCGACCGCGTGGGCCTGCCGCCCGAACTGCTGGTGACGGGCGACAAGCTCGCGTTCGTGCGCGAGTCGCGCGCGCAGCAGCAGGCCGCGCTGCAACAGTCCGCCATGGCGAACCAGGCCGCCGACACCGCGCACAAACTCGGCGCCACACCGGCAGACGGCGGCAGCTTGCTCGCGGCCATGTCGTGACGGACTCTGCCGGGCGCCAGGCGTGCGCATGCCTCGCCAAGCCAGTCCCACAGTCTGGCCCCAATGACGGACGGCGATGAATTCCACGACCCGAGCGACGAGGACCTGGAGCGCGAAGAGCGCATCCAAAAGCTCAAGGCCGAAGAAGCGGAAGACATTCGCTGGCTCATGGACGACGCGCGCGGCAGGCGCTTCGTCAGCCGGGTGCTTGAAGCAACGGGTGTGTTCAGGTCCACCTTCGACGCGAATCACGCCGTGATGGCCTTCAGCGAAGGCCGGCGCAACGAGGGCAACCGGCTGATGACGCTGGTCATGGCGCACTCGCCGCAGATGTTTTTCGTGATGCTCAAGGAGCGGATGGATGGATCATGATACCGGATCACCGGCCCCGACACCGGCGCCTGCTGCAGCCCCGGCGCCTGCCGCAGCAGCGCCCGCCATCGCGGCGCCTGCTGCAGCTCCGGCGCCTGCGCCGCAGGCCGCTGCTGCACCGGTTGCGGCCCCCGCCGCTGCCGCTGCCGCTGCCGCGCCAGCCGCCCCAGCCGCGCCTGTGGCGTACACCGCATTCAAGGCTGGCGGCGCAGACCTGAGCGCCGCCGACCAATCCGCGATCGAGGCCACCGCACGTGCGATGGGCCTGACGCAGGACGCCGCGCAAGCCTACGTGGACCGCATCGTCGAGCAGCGGGCAACGCAGGCCAGCGGCTGGGTCGACGAGATCAAGGCCGACACCACGCTCGGCGGCGCGAAGTTCGACGAAAGCATTGGCGTGGCCAAGGGCGCGCTCACGCAGTTCGATCCCGACGGCAAGCTGTCTGCGCTGCTGGACTCCAGCGGCATGGGCAACCACCCGGAGGTGGTGCGCTTTTTGCACCGGGTGGGCAAGGCCATCGGCCAGGACACGTTCGTGCAGGGCGGCCAGAAGCCGTCTGCGTCCAAGTTCTACGACAAATCCCCCGAGCTGAAGTGACCCTCAAAGAGGAAGCCATGAACCAGAAGACCCTGACCTTTGCCGCGCTTGTCGTGCTGGGCGTACTGTTTGCGCCGTTCGCCGTGCTCGGCGCCGTGGCGCCGCAACTGCTGCCGGCACCGCTGCAGTTCATGTCCGGCAGCGACATGCTGCTGGCCGTGACGCTGGCCGTCGCGCACCCCACGCTGCTGGACTTCAAGAACGCGCTGGGCCCGGACAACAAGGTGGCGCGCATCATCGAGATGCTCTCGCAGAACAACGAGATCCTCGACGACATGGCGTGGAAGGAAGGCAACCTGCTGACCGGCCACAAGTCGAACGTCCGCGCAGGCCTGCCGACCCCGACCTGGCGCAAGCTCTACGGCGGCGTGCAGCCGACCAAGGCCGAGAACCGCGCCGTCACCGACACGTGCGGCATGCTCGAAGCGTACGCCGAGGTGGACAAGGCGCTCGCGGACCTGAACGGCAACACCGAGGCGTTCCGCCTGAGCGAAGATCGCGCGCACATCGAGGGCATGAGCCAGGAGCTGGCCGCTTCGCTGTTCTACGCGAACGAGGCCACGTCGCCGGAGGAGATCACGGGCTTTGCGCCGCGCTTCAACGATCAGTCGGCGCTCAATGGCGAGAACATCCTGACCGATGCGGCGACGCCCGACGGATCGGATAACGCCTCGGTCTGGCTTGTCGTGTGGGGCGACAACACTGTCTTCGGCATCTACCCGAAGGGCTCGCAGGCCGGGCTGCGCCACGAGGACAAGGGCCAGGTAACCATCGAGAACGTGGACGGCGCAGGCGGGCGGATGGAGGCCTACCGGTCCCACTACCGCTGGGATGCGGGTCTCGTCGTCGCCGATTGGCGGTACGTGGTCCGCATCCAGGTAGACCAGGAAAATCTGGTCAAGGACGCATTGTCCGGTCCCGACCTCGTGGACCTGATGACGCAGGCGCTGGAGCTGCCGCCGTCGCTTTCGGCCGGTCGGCCCGCGTTCTACATGAACCGCACGCTGCGCTCGATGCTGCGCCGACAGATGGTCAACAAGGTCAAGAACAGCACGCTGTCGATGGACGAGATCGCCGGCAAGCGCGTGATGACCTTCGACGGTGTGCCGATCCGTCGGGTCGACGCGCTGACCAACACCGAAACCGGCATCTGATCGCCGGCAGGAACAGGAGCACATCATGATCTTGGACGAACGAAGCGAGTTCGCCGACGCCGTTTCGGTGGCTGCAGTCGCAGGCACCGCATTGATTGGCGACGTGATCGACACCCGAATCGCCGGCACGTCGGCGCAACCCAACGATGTCGGCCTGAGTTCCGATTTGTGGCTGGTGATCCAGACCGACACGGAAATCATTACGGGCGGTTCCGCCGGCACGATCCGGTTTCAGCTCGCCAGCGATGCGCAGGCTGCCATCGCCACGGACGGCTCGGCATCGGTGCACTTCGATACGGGGACGCTGGTGACGGACGATGCCGCCGCGAACGACAGCAAGCTCAACGCGGGCGGGTTGATCGCGTGCGTCAAGGTGCCGCGCGGGGTCTACGAGCGCTATCTCGGCATCCTGTGCATCATCGGCGCCACGACCGTGACGGCAGGCAAAATCAACGCCTTCCTGACCAACGACGTGTCGGCCTGGGCGGCGTACGCCGACGCGGTGAACTGATCATGGAACTGGTCGCCATCCGTCCGGGGTTCCATGCTGGCCGGCGCCTGCGTCCAGGGGACCGGTTTCAGTTCGACGAGAACGCCAAGGTCCAGGCCCGCGACACCACGACGGGCAAGCTGAAGCTCGACGACAAGGGCGAGCCGCTGATGGTCAAGGTCAGGGTGCCGAAGTGGGCGCAGCCGCCCGCCGAGGCCAAGCGCTCTCTCGCCGAGATCAAGGCCAAGGAGGTCGCTGGCGCGAGCGACACCAAGACCGTCGCGGCGCGCGCTGCGTCGAAGGCGAAGCTCGACGGCGCACAAGGCCCGGTCTGACACCGCCTGCGGGCGCCGGTCAACCTGCGGTGGCCGCTTCGTGCGGCCCTGCTTTCTGGAGAACGTGAATGGGCGTCGACGGCACGATCGG